TCCGTTTCCCCTAAAAACTGTTCAGAGTTATTTGCTGACTTTGGAGTAGTTTCTCCTAAGAACTTTTCTGAGTTATCAAATTTATTAGGGTTTGTTTCTCCTAAGAACTTTTCTTGTAAATTAGATTTAGTGGGAGTAGTTTCTCCTAAGAATTGCTCAGAGTTGTTTGCTGGTTTTGGAGTAGTTTCTCCTAAAAAGGTTTCTGAGTTATCCATTTTAGATGGATTGGTTTCTCCTAAGAACTTACTTTCTTTATTTGATGGAGTTGGTGTTGTTTCTCCTAAAAACTGCTCAGAGTTATTCATTTTAGATGGAGTAGTCTCTCCTTTAAACTTTTCAGTCTGATTTACCTTTTGTGGATTTACACCCTCTTTATTTGTAGTAGTTTGAGAACGAGGAATCTTTGGAGCAGATTCTACCATAGAACTTAAAGGTGTTTTATTTAAGTTTTTGTTAACATTTACTCTTTCTTTAGATTCCAATGGGGTGTTCTTTGGCATTCTAAATTTCGATAAATCTGATTTCATATCTTTTAGTGCCATTTATTACCCTCCAAATCCGTTCTTAGATGAAACTTGTCTACTTTGTACTCTACTGATTTTAGAAACTACTTTACCATCTACATTAATAAGTATTGGTTGTGATTGTATATCACCCCTCATTCCAATTAGTTCCGTACCTAATGCTTTAATTTCTGTAATTAAGGCTGAATTTCCATCATCAGTATCAGATTCATCTGAATCACCACCCATCATATCACCAATACTATCGGCAATTCCCATTAAACTAGGTGCAAGTAGAACAGTTACTGCTCCTAATCCTGCAAGAGCTAATAAACCAGGTACTCCCAAGAAACCAATTGCAGCCAATCCGAATGCAACACCCATAAGAGCAGGCCCTAATAGTAACATAGCACCTACATTTTCCATAGTTACTGCACTCATCATATTAACAAAGCCATCTGCTACTGCTGTAATGATTGGTGGAATTGCTGCGAATACACCTATAAATATATTTCCAAATGCCTCTACCAATGGTGTTACTAATGAAAGTGCATATGCGAATGGAATCATAGCTATACCTAACGCTCCTATTAATGCGATTGCAATAAACGGTAACCCAGTAGCTGCAACTCCACCTAATGCAGCCAGTCCACTTCCAAGAGCTATTAACCCCGCTGCTCCCACAGCACCCAATAGTGCAATTCCTGCTAAGAATAACAATGATGGTATTGCTATTAAGGCTGCTACACCAAACGCAGCAAGTGCAAGAGAACCCATAAACGTTGAACTCATAATCTGAAGCCCTACACCTAATTGTATAAAATTAGTTGCTAAGTTTTTTAAACTTACCTTACCCATAAATAATAAAAATGGGATTGATAATATAGATGGTATTGCTGCGATTCCGAATACCCCCATAGCAAGCGACCCCATAAAGGTAGTTGACATACTATTAAGACCTGTTGCTAATCCTGTAAAATTATCTTCTAATTGTTTTAATTTAACCTTACCCATAAATAATAAGAATGGTATTGATGGAAGTGCTATTATAAATGCAGGCCCTGCTAATGCTACTGCACCAATACCTGCGAATACTTTACCATCACCCATAGCTTTTAAACCTTCAGCCATATCTTTGAGTTTATCTTTCATCCCACCTTTACCTGATGCTTTACCACCATTATCAACGGATTCGGTAATTTTCTTCTCATCAGGTAGTATTTCCTTTTTCATATCAGGTGCTTTACCTTTGAATGCGGCAACTGCTTTATCTTTTAAAGCTCCTAAAGATTTTAGTGGACTTTTCAATCCTTTGGCAAATGATTTAGCACCATCAATACCTTTTTGGAAGAAACCACCTATACCTGAACCTTTACCCATCATCATATTCATTATAGCTGTTTTTGCTACAACTTTAACCATTTCTAGTGCCATATCACCTGCCATCTTTGCACTTGAAAAAAGGAATCCTTGAGCTCCTTCTACAAAACCTGCATATTTTCCATATGATGCGGTAAGCTCGTCTTGAACTTTTTTATTATGCATTTGGGTGGTTAATTGGTCTGTTGTCATTCCGTATGCTGCGGAAAGTGAATCTAATTCGGTATCGGACATTAAATCAAATTGTTCTTGACCACCAACACCATCAAGAATTGCTTGAGACATTTTTAATTTGGCTGCATCTCGGGCAGCTCCACCTCTTGCTGATTTCATTTCAAGTGCAGCTGCTCTTACGGCACTATCGTTAATATCTCTACCTAACATCACTCTTGCTTTTGCGGATGCTTTCAAACTACTTTCGATATCTAACATACTATCGGCAGTTGCGTTAATGCTATCCATATTTGTGCCTTGCTTAATTAAAGCAGCATTTGTAGATAGTATGGAATCTAATTGTTCTTTAGATGCACTTTTTAATCTGTGTGTTTGGGAAGTCATACCTTCCAGCATCTTTTTGGCACTAACACCGTGCTTTTCTGCTATAGTTTTTATATGGTCACTAACATCCCCAGCTTCTACACCTGCAGCTTGAAAAGCAACAACTAAATCAGTTGCAGATGCCGCATCACCTGTAAGTGATGCTACTTCAGTAACACCTTTTATCATTTCTGATGTTGCTGCGTTTACATTACCAAACTTTTCAGTAATTGCTGTTGCTGATGCGGCGAGTGCATCTGAACCATAAAGTAATCCAGTAAAACTCATAGATGCTTGGTCGATATTACCTTTTAATGCAAATGCCTCCTTTCCACTCAAACCTTGCGATGTGACCATCTGTTTCATTGTATCTACATGAGCGGTTAATGATGCTCCAACATTTTCAAATGCTTTATTCATAGCAAGAGCGGCTACACCACCCTTAGCTACTGCTGCAGCTATATCATCATCTATCCCTAATATGTTTTGAAGAGTTTTCTTTCTGTCATCAAGAAGTTCTTTCTGGTATTCAGCTGATGTTTGTCGTTTTATATCTGTTTTAGCTAATTTTTCTGAGTCTTCTAGCTTTTTAAGCATCAGGATTGCTTGAATCTTATTTAAGCCGTATTCACCTTCTAATATTTTTTGTTTTTCAGCTAAAATAACGGTTAGTTTGGAAGATGCATCTTTTTGAAGATTCATTTTGTCCACAATCTTTTGTGCGGCATCAGCAGAACCAGCTTGTGCATCTATAAGTCCTTGCAAACCTGCTGATAGATTGTTCTGTAATACGTCTTGTTGCTTTAAAGCATCAATTCTAGCTTGTGTATCTTTATTATATTCAGCCATTTAGACCCTATTTATTTTTTTCTGAATGCAGGTAAATCATCTAAATCATATTTTTTAATATAATCTACTGGTTTAATCTTATATTTTTTAAGTAGTTGTTGGTATTTAGGGTCGTTTGTTAGTTGCTGGTATTCTTTTTCTGCTTTTGCAAGTTTAATTTTCTTAAAAAAGTTAGATAAGAACCCCTCAGAGACACCCTTTGATTTCAAAATCTCTGTAAGTTTTGTTTTGGTTATGTTTGCCATAGTGATGTATCCCTAAATTGTTAGTTGTATATAAATATAGAAATACCCAACAAATCATCAAAAAATCTGTTGGGTATTAATATTATCTTGTTTTTGATTTAGCCTTCTTCATAGCCTTATCATGTTGTTTCTTTTCTTCTTGCTTAAATTCTACTATTTTACCTATGTAAAATGTTCGAGCCCAAACGGGCATATTATAAACATCAGTAAAGTTGAATCCACCATTACCATGATAGATTAAATCAAAAATGTGAGAGTGTAGTACTTTTCTGTAATTAAGACTGAGGCCAAAAAAACGTTACGCCCATTGGCAGTAACATATCCCTCCTTTCCCCAGTCTCTTCAGAAATAAATTCATAAGTTAAGTCTATATCTGGAACAACTGAGTTTATTTGCCCTCTGAGAGCCCTTGAGTCGGCAGCAAATAATTCGTTATCCACGAAATGATTAATACTTTCTTGTGATGTATCACCATCTATTGATAGTATTGTATTTTTTAATCTAGTAGTAAGTTGTTTATCTGTAGCATCTTTCGCTCTTCTTGATTTCTTCTTTTGTTCTTCAAGTTGGTGTTTGATTTTACGTTCCTTACTTTCAGTTAATGCTTGAAATGTTATTGTTCTTTTAGATTGTGGTAATTCAAATGAAAATTCATTCTTATATAGTTCTGTCTGATTAGTACCATCATACTCTGTAGATTCAAATTGAGTTAAATCAATTGTTTCTTTCTGTATTGTACCTGGTTGTGTTGGGTCATCAATCTCAACTTCATAATCTTTACCATATCCCAATATTCTAGCCGATACCATAACGGCATTTTTATCACCTACTGTAATATCTGTATATTTTACAGGTGCACCTTCACCATTACTAATGATTAAAGCTTGGAACAGTCTATCTAATACACTACCATCTTTAATATATGATTGTGTCGTAAGTATATCCTCTTCTTTAGCAGTCATGTATTTCATTTCAATCTTACCTGATGCTAGTGGGGTATCCTTTTCGTAAATAAGACCCTTTGAAGGTAATTCAATTATTTCTGTTGGAAATTTGTAATCGGATACTTGCTTTTGCTCGTATTGTTGTTTTGCGAGCTCAACCATCTCTTTATTTGAGGCAGTTGGGTTGTAGTCGTCTTGTAGTTCTTTGCTCATAACGTTTTTCTTTTTAAAACTTTATTTAGGTTCTTTAATATACTAATAAATATTAAAATAAATTAAATTAAACGAAAAAACCCCAACATTTCTGTTGAGGTTTCTAAATATTCAATTTTTATTACAATCCGTATTTTAGTATTGTAGTATTGCGTAGTCGTATGAAAGTGTTAAATCTACAGTTGCTAAATCTTCACCAGTATAGTCCATATCTGAGAACTTTGCTGTTTGAATAAATGCTCCTTTAAGTGTCCACTCTTCTACTTTATCACCAACAGGACCCAAACTGTTAAATGTGATATCTTTTTTGTAGAAATCAGAGTATCCATCTCGTCCGGTTACAGATTCGTGGTGTAGTCTTACCCATTCCATTGCTGCTTGTGCTGCTGATGGAACTACTGCATCATAAAGAGATACAGTTATATCACTCCACTCACTTCTACCTTTTACATATCGTCTAACATTAATATGGTCGATGGTGATTTTACCATTTCCTATTTCTGGTCTTGAAGTTGCTTTCACTAAGTATGCAGGGATTCCCTCTATATACATAATGAATCTGTTTGACATCTTCGGTTCGAATGATGTAAACATTACTTCTGTTGGGTCTAATAATTGTGCCATTTTTGTTTTCCTATGTTTCTAATTCTTTTATATAAATATAGTTTATTCTAAAAAATAGTTAGTTCCCCCAAAAATATTAGGGGAACGTAACTATTGTCTATATACTATTCTGGAAATGCTGCTCCAGTTGGTAGTACGTTAAAGTCAAGAACTATAAATTCTGCTGTTTTAGCAGGTTGTAAGAATATCTCTCCTACCATTATATTTCTATCAATTACATCTGGAGTATTATTGGTTTCATCCATAATAACTCTAAATGCATATAAACCTTGTCTTTGTTGAATTGATTCTAAGTAAGGATTAACGATTGATAAGAATCTATTTCTAGTAGCTGCAGTATTGTTTTCGAATACTAAGTACCTTGTAGATGATGCGATGAATTTCTTCACTGCGATTAACAATCTTCTTACATTGATTCTATCCAATGCTGATGGTTTAGCTTGTAAGGTTTTCTGTCCAAATACAGTTACACCTTGACCAGGGAACGTTGCAATAGGATTCAATCTACCTTCGTAAAGTGCATCTCTTTCTGCTCTAGTCAAACGAGTCTTAGCTTCAATTGCTGAAGTTAATCCACCTCTATTTAATCCGGCAGGTGCAAACCATTCAGCAGCCACTTGGTCGTTAAATGCGATAACACCAGGAAGTACTGCCGATGGTGGCACCCATACTGGTTTGTTTTTATCTGTATTAAGTATCTTAACCCAAGGATAGTAAGATGCTACATAATTTGAATCAAATGCTTGAACTGCGTTAGTTGCAGTTGAGATTGAATCGGCCCATGCAGATGCATCCATAATAAAGAATGTATCTTGTCTATCTTCACACATATCTTTAGCAAACGTAGTTACTGCAGAATGTAATCTGTGGATAAGACCAGGAATTACTAACATATTAATATCAAATTCATCAGGATTAGATACTGAGTTAATTGCTTTTCTAAATGCAATTGTTCCAGTAGCTGTATTAGATGAACAAT